TATTTTGATCTCTCCTTAAAACAACAGAAGAACCTTGATAGCTATTATCGCATAGTTGCAACTTTGAGTCGTAACCATCGGGAGCTACATCTGCTGTATGGTTTACAAACAGCCTGCCCGAGCTGTCGACCCTGAGTCGCTCGCTACCAGCAGTCTCTACAGAAACTGTGTCATTTGCAGGAAATCTAACCGCTGTATTAGTGTCGGACTGTTGAATAATTTTGTCAGCAATTATAAGATCGCCAGAAAAATTGGCGTCGCCGTCTTTATTTACATTAAATGTTTCTGTTCCGCTACTATTTACACCTTTTAGCCACGGATCAGCAGAATTTGTAGCATTAGTGAAACGTGAACCTTCAACAATACCAGCAAACGTGGCGTTGCCGCCTGCTGTAATAAATGCTGACCAAGTATCATTAGCAGCGTTCCTTGTGGCGAAGGAATAAGTTGAATCGGATGGAGGATAAACTGAATAACCTTCGTTTGAACGAACAGTGCTAACAAACGTGGCGGTGCCGTTGGCATTTAGCGCAATATCTGCACTCGAAGCAGTCGTACCACCGATAAATAAATTCCCACTTGAATCGATGCGCAATCTCTCAAGGGCATTTGTGCTAAATGCCATTGCATTATTGTTGTGTTCATATTTAACAATTCCTCTATAAGCATTATCACCGCTCAAGCCATCGGCAAAATGAATAGACGCATTAGAGCTTGTGCCAGCCGCAATCGTAAATGTGTTGTTGCCTGTAGTATTAGCGGTCGCCAGTGTTACTGCGCCTCCATAACTTGAAGGGGTAGCTGTTCCTACTCCGACCGCATCATTCCCACCATCGACAAACAGCATGTTTGCATTGCCGTTTGACTCCACGCGGAAGTCAACATCATTACTGCCGTCGTTAAATACAACTGCAGAGCTGCCAATCTCTAAACGCTCAACACCACCAGTCGCAAAGTTAATTTTGTCTGCAGCACTTCTGAAGAAACCAGTATTCAGATCAGACGCAAAGGCAAGCCCAGGAGATGAGGCTGAACCGTTCTCCATCAACATCGTGCCGTCAAGCTCGAAAATTGTGATCCAAGCGTTGTTCGCTGAGTTCCTTAGTTTGAGCTGACCAGTCGTTGTATCAGCCCACCATTGGTACGCGTAAGTTGTTGATGGGCTACTTGCGTTGCTGTTATTGCTGACGATTGCGGCCAGCGCGTTATTAAGGTCAGCACGTACAGCAGCACCAGATGCGTTGCTGATGATGTAGTCGTGTGTTGCCATTTTTAGGAACGCTCAGAGCCGTAACCGACCGCTTGGAACTGGAAGTTGCGATCAACAACGGCATTGTCACTGCCCCTCTTAAACACAACTGTGAAACCAGTCCGAGAGATCGAAGTGACTTCATAGTAATCGCCTGAAGCCAGATTGAAAGCCGTGATGCCAATGCTTGGCGGCGTGTTGTAAAAAACGCCATCTTGGAAAAACGCATTAGTAAACGTCACAGCCTTGCCGCCAGATGCTGTGCCGGATGCCACGACAGAGCTGGTTTCTGTTCTCAACGGCATCTTGGCCGTAAAGCCCAACTCATCCAACAACGGCGTTTGGTCGATGTGGTCGCTGCTTAGCTCGCACTTGAACTGAAACAACCGACCTTGGAAGTGCCCGTTTCTAAGCGGTATCCAATCACCAAATACCAAATTGCTTTCTAACTGTTGGTCGTTGGCATCCTCAAGCAACAACTTGTCTCCGTTTTCCGTTAGCTCGCTTTCTGCCGTAATGCCGCTTGTTGAAGCCCGTAGATAGACCTCAGCATTTACGTCGTCAGCCTCTAAACCATCAAAGTCGCTCCAGGTGTCGATGTTGACTGTGCGCTCGTCGATGTCATCAGCCGGATACGTGCCGCGCATCACCAGATGACGGCTGAACTCAATGTCAAACTGTGCCCCCAAGTCCAACGTATTGGCGAAGAAATACTCGCCTTCAGTTTTTCTCGTGCCAAGGAAGTCGAAGCTGTTTAAGGCATCGATATCAAGAATGTCGTCGATAGTCTGGTTGCCATCAATTACCAGGGCGTCATATTCCTCTGAATAGAACGTGTCGTTTTTCTGCCCCTGGAACTCTGGGGAGTCGCTGTCTTCACGATCCTCAAGGATTAACAGGCGCGGCTGTGCATCCGTCAGCGTATGAATTACAGAACGAACCGCGCTGCTTTTCTTGTTTTGATCGTCAACAAACCGGACAAGGTATTCACCCGACAGCTCCGGCAAAATTGCGTAAAAAGTATTTGCCTTAACGACAGTCAACAACGAGCTGTTCGGCCAGGTGCCAGAGCCGTCAGTCTTTGAGCTATGGCGGATCTCAGCGTTCAGCCTGTCGCTGGTTGCACCAAGTCCGTCTTTTGGCACAGACCAAGTAACCATCACTTGATTTGAGCGATGTGTCTCAAGCTGCACGTTCTGCGGATCAGGCGGCAGCTCAACAAGCGCCGCAGCCGTTTTGGTTGTGACGTCTTGGTTCGGTACAACAAATGAACCAGACACCCATGCCGAGTTCTTAAACGTTCCGTCGCGGCCAAGCGAACGAATTTGGAACGTGACAGTTGACCCAGGCTTAACGCCTTCAACTTTCAGTTCATTTGTCGTTTGCCGGACTGTTTCGTAATTACCGTTGCCGACCTTGTAGCGGATTTCGTAGCCGCTTATGTTCCCGTCATTGTCACGGGTAAATCCCATAAACACGTCGTTGACGACGTTGTTGTTGCGGCGAACTTCTTTTGTTTCAAACGTCAAGCCGCTTGGAGCTGTCGGGATCTTGTCAAACGTCGTGACCGATTGATACTCCAGTGCATCAGCGTTATCAGCCGTGTTGTAAATGCTGTCGTTGTGCTGAACACCAACGATTGCGAACGTGCCATCGCCACCATCAGCAACCGAGATGCAGCGGAACTTTTGATGAACAACGGTTGAAGACTGGATCGACCACACTGACTGCGCTAGTGGTGCTGCACTAAATGCAGATGAAACCGTAATAACAGCACCTGCAACGCTGCTGATCGTTTTGGTTTCAATAGTGCCGTCAGGCATCGTTGCCGTCAGCGTGTGACTTGCACCACCGGGCAACGTCACGGTGATGTCAGCGGTCACCGTTGTTGTTGTCGCTGCACTGCAACGACCGGCGATGCGTGCGCCTTGCCGCATCTCATCAGCAACAGCAAAAACCTGACCAGGGAAAACGATTGCGCCTTGCAAACCAGTTGAGAACGTGACGGTTTCGCCGTCTAGTTCTTCCGATGCCATCATCCAGCGACCAAGGCGATACGCCTGATTGCGTGATGTGCAACCAAAGGCGACAACCTCGCGGGTTTGGTAGCCGTACTTAGTAATTAGCGCCGCGTCTTCAACAACAACAAAGTTCGGCTTATAAAAGTTGTCGGGGTCGTTATACCTAACCCTGATGCTGGTGCTGCGGGTTTTAAGCGATGAACCGGTGTAATTAAAAGCGCCACCGATGACATTGCTGTTCGTATAAAGATGAACCGGGTCAACAACAGAACCGTCAAGGTTGCCGTGGTCAGCGGATAGCTGGACAGTGTTGCTGCTCCAGTAAGACATCCCTCTGAAAACTGAGGCCAGATCCTGCAGCACGTTGTAAGCCGCTGCGCGATCACCAATAAGAATGTTGCAAGCAAAACGCGCTTCTGATGAACCGTCTTGATTCGTGACCAATTGGTTGGCGTATTGAATTAACGGATAAAGATCGGTGTAGCTGATGTTTGATGTGTCAACAAAATCACCACAGCCGTAGCGATCATTCAGCACCATGTCCGCAAATATGCAAACCGGGCAAGTTGTCCACGACAAACGAGTGCTGCCGTTGAACGCAACCTCTTGAGTCAAGTCAAGGCTGCCGTCATCGCGAACCGCAGCATTGTGCGGAATCTGCACCAGTCGTCCTTTGACTAAGTAAGCGCGATTCGGCAGGTTGCCAAACTGCCGGGTATTCAGATTGAGGCCGACGCAAGCAGTGTATGGATAGGCGCTACGGATTTCTTGACGCTCAATAATTGACGACCAGACCAACTGGTTAGCGCGGCCATTTGCAAGCGGTTTGTTTAGCGGGACTTCTTCAAAATCAGCAAACTTAACTTCAAAATGGTTTTCTCCAAGGTTTACTTTTTCAACTTTAATGTTCCAAGGATAACCTTCACCTTTGGCGTCACGAGGCAACTCGATAACAGGCGTTTTAATCTGATAATCAGTTAAAGCAACGCCAGTTATTGTTTTGTCGAATTTTAGTTGATAGGCGGAACCCTGCGCTTGGACAAAGACACGAATTTGAAGACTGCCATTGAAAGGTTGCCCTTTTGCTAGACCTTCAACAGCAGAAGAGAACAGACGCGGAATTGTAAATAATAACTGTACCGATTCAACTTCTGAATCATTAATTTGTCGAATAGCAGTACCAGATCCGTAATCCCTAGCAGTTACTTCATCGCTAGCGTTGACTGTTTCTGAATAATTTTGTCCAACTTCAACCGCAACGCCTGTGATCGTAGTTGTTGCGTTGCCTGCTTGGAGCAATCGCGTCTGTCTGCGGCCACCGAGGCGATAGTCAACATCTACATCCTCTGTCGGGAAGTTAGCATCATTGCCAGTAAATAAAGGCGTTTCGTCTAAAAATATCTGTTGATTAATGTCATCAAAGCCTTCAATCGGACCTTCGCATAACAAGTCAATTAGTCGGACGGTAGAGGTTGAATTAAGTGCCATGACTAAGAAATGCTAGGGCGGAAACCGTGACGGATAATAAAATTCACTGACGAATCAACTGATGCGTCAAGGATTTTTATATCAAGGTTGTAGAAATCAATGTTAGGTGCTTTGTTTGGGTCAAACTTGTGATACCAACGATAGGGCTCTGTTATAAGACCTTGTATTGTGCCACCTGTTCTGGCATGAATATCGTCAGTATCTTGGCGCCTTGACTCGATCTGGTAGCTAATAAATCCATCGGTTTTTGTTTCGCCTACAAGTTCAAACAACTTGTTTAATTCAAGAAAAACAAAATACTCATTAGGGTCTTTTGTCGGGCCTTCACTAAATTCAAGGCGAAAATTGTTAGCAGCAGTTAGTTCGTCGCCTTTTTTTGGGTCGGTAAATCTATCCGCAGCAGTGTTTGATCGATTATTCAAGAAATGCACGCTATTCCAACGCGCCATGTCATCTCTGCGTGCGCCGAACTCGAGCTTATTGCCTTGAACTGTGACTGTATCTGCCCCTGGTGTTCTTGTTGTTGTTTTGAGCGGGTCAGATTCATCAGCAACATCCACGTCTGCCGAGATGACGTGCGAACCAATCAGCACCTTGCCATA